GTGCGCAGGTGGTTTACTATTGGCAACCTTAGCAGGTGCTTTCTCTAAGGAGAAGATGCGTGTGGAGGGGGATATGGCACCCCCCAAACCTCGAGAGTTTGAGAGACCTGATGTGTGGTATGCTGCTGAGTACCCAACGCAGAAGTTGGAGGTTTCTCGAGAAACTAGGTGTAGTTCTGGGTCTAACGTTGAGGGTGTGATGCAAAAGATCGGAAAACAGACGTTGCGAGTGGTTTGTAAATTTCATTGGAACGGAGTGGATTACCAATTTCCTGGGCAGGGTTTAGGTATTTGCAGTCAATATATTTTGATGTCAGCGCATACGATACCAGTAAACGATGAGTTTACTATGGATGTTTTCGATAGCAAAGATGGTTGCACATCGAATGTCAAGGATATTAAGATGAAGCAGAGTCAAGTATATAGACATCCCACTAAGGATTTGGCTATAATTTACACGCCGAACTTTAGGCCCATGTGTGACTTGCGTTCCTTTCTGGCTCCCAAACCAGATGCCGAGGGTCTGTTTCCGTCAGTGTATTTGCGGCGTGAGGCGAAAGGTGATATGACGAGGATAACCATGCATAGTACTCGTATAGTGCGTGCTACACACCCCGCTGTTGAGTGCATTAAAGGTTATCCCAACCTGTTTGAGCGAAGAGCAGACGTCTATTGGAGTGGAGTCTACGGGTATGGTGACACACGAGATGGAGATTGTGGAGCACCTCTTATTATCCAAAGTGCTAGTGGGCCCGTTATAGGTGGAATTCACAACATACGGGGACCTTGTATGCATGACAAGGATAGAGCTTTTGGCGGATTTGCTGCTGTCTTGGATAGGGCAACTATAGATGATATGATTGCTAAGTGTGTGCAACAGCGTTCTCCAATGCAGTGTGAGGGATCATTTGATCGTTGTCACTCAGTGGGACCTTCACTAGCCCCCGTTAAACTGGAGGTTGGGAGAACTAAATTTGAACTTGGCGAGTTGCATGCCAAGAGTCCTGTTAGGTGGATTCCAGACGGGACTTTAGCAGTGTATGGATCTAAACTGGGTTTTCGTAGTTCTTATAAATCGCAGGTCGGGGCAACTTTATTTGCGGATTATTTTCACAATATTGGAGTGGTTTGTGACAAGGTCAAACCAGATTTGGGCTGGAGACCTTATTCGCGTGCACTTACCGATATGGTTCACGTTCCCGTGTGTGAGGACATAGACGTCATCAACCTATGCACAGACAATTTAGCAAATGATATTTTGTCAGGTTTGCCGGAAGCTGAAAAGGAGGATTTTCACCCTTATGATATGGATACAGCTATCAACGGTGCTGAAGGTGTGGCTTATGTAAATCCTATCAACTTTAACTCGAGTGCCGGGGTGCCCTGGTATCAGAGTAAACGTGAGCACTTGGTGCAATGTGGGGTTAATGAGCAGGGTGCTCCTAAGTACACTTTGGGTCCAGAAGCTATGGAGATGTATACGCATATGATGGCCAGATACGATGCTGGTGAACGTGCGTGTCCCATCTTCGGGGCTAAACCCAAAGATGAGCCACTTTCCGAGAAGAAAGCTGCTGTTGGGGATACGCGGATATTTGAGGCTGGACCCATACATCTGACAATTGGCATGAGACAGTATTATTTACCCATTATACGGATGATTCAGAATAACAAGTTCTTGTTTGAGTCTGGACCAGGTACCGTTTGTCAGGCTGCGGAATGGGCAGAAATGTTTCGTTATCTCGTGCAGCATGGTGCTGATAGGATATTGGCTGGGGATTACTCCAAATACGACAAGAGGCAAGGAGCTTTGTGGATTACAGAGGCTTTCCGTGTTTTGCTAATTATAGCGAAGGAGTTGGGATATAGTGAGAAAGATCTACAACGTATGCGAGGTATGGCGTACGATGTAGCATATGCTTTCGCGGAGTTCGATGGAACTTTGGTGCAATTTTTGGGTACCAATCCGTCGGGGCATTCCCTAACCGTCATCATCAACGGTTTGGTTGGAGCTCTTTATATGCGCTTCTGCTACTTTAAGTTGAATCCCGAGTCGGAGGTTAAAACTTTCAAGCAGAATGTAGCATTGATGACGTATGGCGACGACAATATTGCTGGCGTATCACCCTCGACACCGTGGTTTAATCACACGGCTATAGTAGGAGAGCTGGCTAAGATTGGCGTCATCTACACAATGGCGGACAAGGAAGCTGTTAGCGTGCCATATATTCATATTTCGCAAGCTACCTTTTTGAAACGCTCATTTGTGGAGGCAGAGTTTACATTTTTAGGAGAGAAGACATATGTTGCTCCTTTGGAGATTAAGTCCTTATACAAGACTATGCTTGTTTGCACGCATTCAAAGGTTGTGACTATCGAGTCACAGAGTGCAGATATGTTGCGTGCTATACATATGGAGTTCTTTTTCCATGGTAGTAAGGTGTTTTCTTACTGGGATGCGCATATTCGTAATGTTTTGGATATATATAAGCTCAACAATTATGTGGGGGTTCTTCCTACTTGGGAGGGTTATGTGCAGAGGTGGCAGAAGGCCTCCTTTGCACTTTACCCGAAGCTAGTCCATGAATGACTAGCTCAGCGCCATGAGGGGCGCTATATAAATGCACCACGGCTAGAGTATGCATAGTCGAGAACCAAATGCACCATTTAGAATAGTTACCAGCATTCCCTATTTACTGATCATATAAAGGGGTGTGAGGGATTCTATGTGAGACTGGCCTGAGGGCCGTCCCTATTTAGGGACTTAGGGTCGATTGTTACGATCTAGGAGGAGAGATTTGAGTTAAGGCTCTTCCGAAACAGATGACTTGCTGATTTGTTAAGATTTGAAGATGCTGAGATGGGTGAGAACATAGTTGGAGATGCTTTGCGAGATGGTACTTATGATGATGGGTGCGATCTGTCTAAGATTGGTTTGGACCAGTTTTTTGATAGGTGGGTTCAGATACATCAGTTTAACTGGAATGAGGGTTCAACATTGTATAATGTTTTTAACCCTTGGACCGATTATTTGGTGAATCCCACTATTTATTCGAAACTGCGCGGTTATTCGAGATTGCATTGTCGGATACAGTTAAAGTTTGTTGTTAACGGTTCTCCTTTCCAATTTGGTATGCTTTTAGGTTCGTATAGACCATTGAGTTCTGCATCCAAGAATGTGATTACGGAGGGAGTCACCCAATACCATTATGGTGGAGGAAATTTGGATTCAACATATATGCAAGCGTGCCAGTCGGGAGCCATGGCTAGGTCGTGTAGACCCCACGTTTATCTGTACCCTCAGAATAATTTGGGGGCAGAGATGACACTACCAATGATGCAGTATGGGTCTTGGATTTATCCTATATCGTACACTCCAGACGCTATAGGACCCACCGCTCCATATCCTTTCTTGGATGAAATGGGTGAGTTCACCTTGGAGTCGTTGGCTGCATTGCAAGTGGCGGGTACAGCCACAGGTTTACCTGTGGTTATTACTGTCTTTGCGAGAGCCATAGACATGGAGCTAAGCGGAGCTAGCATGGTTGTTCAGAGTTCGATGCATGCAGTTTCCGATGCAGCTGATACAGTGAATAAAGTTTCTGGAGGATTGCAAGATGTTCCGTTGATAGGGCCATATATGCGACCTATTGAGATTGGATCTAAGTATACAGGAGACGTAGCTAAATTCTTGGGATTGCATACATTGCCAGTGCGAGATACACCTGCTTTACGCCAGCATACGATACCAGGTTTGGCAAACCCTGGCGTTTGCGCGCATATGGATAAGTTGACCCTTGATCCGGACAATCAGTTGACACTTGATTCGAGGACTGTAGGTTTGGATGGTTCTGATGACATGTCTATTTCACATATTGTGAAAAGGCAGACTTATCTTACGTCTACTACGTGGTCATGTTCATCATCTGCTGGTACTTCCTTGTTTTGCGTCTACGTTATACCTGATTTGTGGTATTCGACCACTAAATTAGGGAGGTCTGGATCCCATTCGTACTATGCTATGACTGCTCCTCCTATGGGCTATGTAGCGAGTGCATTTCAGTTCTGGCGTGGCTCAATGAAGTTCACATTTAGGGTTGTGGCCCCATTAATGAATAGAGGGAGGTTGAAGATAACTTTTGACCCTGCATTTTATGCTGGTACAGGTTATGCAGAGGGTGTTTTACACACTGAAATCATAGATTTATCTAAGGATTCAGAGGTTACTATAGTTGCACCTTATATGAGTTTTCTGCCTTGGTTATACACCAACACCTCTCAGTTCATTAATGGTGGTAGCGTGCCTTGGGCTGCTAACACTGCAGGACTAACTGGCTTGAGTAATGGACAGGCAGGATGTAATGGTTTAATTCAAATTTCGGTATTGAATCATCTTGTTGGACCAGATATTACTCAGGCTGCTCAGGTACATGTGTTCGTGGAACCAGGAGATGACTTTGAATTTGCAGGGCCGCAGTCGATCCCCATAGCTGTTAGAGGAGGGAATACTGTTGAGACCAGTCTTAGTGATCTGTACACTGTGCAATCTTCTATGCAACTTTTGGACGATAGAAGAGAGACGACCAAGACGGTTGCTACGAAGTATGCACCCAGTAGAGCACTACATACAGTGTGTATGGGTGAGAAAGTTGAGTCGGTGAGAGCCCTGTGTAGGAGATTTTTCCCTAGTTTCCCTATAACGTGGAACCCGGGAGCCTCTGATGGAGGGGTTTTGGTGACTATGGGTTTCGGACGTTTTCCACCGTTTAGGGGGACTTCTGGTGGAACTGCTTATGCCACTCGGAATGGTTGTGTGACTGTTGATATTGGTGGTACTGGCTACAACTTCGTCCCGCATTCGTTCCTTCACTGGTTCACTGCTTGTTACGTTGGCTGGAGGGGGTCTATAAATTGGAAGGTAGTTCAGTTACCAGGAGCGACCGCAGTGCAACCGATGCAAATGACACTTAGTAGAGGACAGTTGAAAGCGCAACCTGCAATTACGGTTATCAACTCCAAGTCATTCTCAACTATGGCGAGTTTACAGCTTGGTAAGCCATCAGGTATGGATGGTATGACAGCCAGTGATGGTGTTATACAACCGTGTACTGATGCAGCTTTCCCAATGTACCAGAACTATCGTATGATGCCTTGTAACCCCATCTACAATACGCCATATGCTATTTCCGATCCATATGCAGAGGATAGATATGGTCAGGATACAGATGTGGTGCAAGTTGTTGGGGATGGTTCCATATCAGCCTCAACTGGTAGTTATGACTATAATGTCAGAACATATGCTGCAGCTGGAGATGATTTTTCTCTCTTCTTTTTCCTCAACCCTCCAACACTTTATGTGGCTAGTTCATTTAGTGTGCCCCCAAGTACCATAAGTTAGTACTTGATAAAATCCTAATCCCACGGCGGTTAGGTGCCCTTTATGGGCTTACGTGTGCATCACGCGAAGTCGTGGTGTTTTTACGTGCGTTGTCGC